GCATAGAATAATTATCCCTGGTCCACCAGGCACGGGTAAAACACATAGACTTATGTATTATCTTGATGAAGAGTTAAAAAAGACTGACCCTGAAAAAATTGCATACATAGCTTTTAGTAATGCAGCGGCAAACGTGGCTAAAGAAAGAATTAAGAATGATAAAGTGTATGTAAGCACAATGCACTCTATGGGAACAAGAGAGTGTGGTATCAACACTAAAACTCAGTTATTAAAAGGTGATAAATGGAAAGGTTTTAAAAACTTTTCTAAATATTGTAGTGATCTTTCCTTTGAGTCTAGAATAAATATAAATGGCTACACTGAATATGTGAATCCACATATGCGTATCATAGAGTTAGCTAGAAATAAAAAAACAAGTATTGAAGAAGCAGCTATAGAAATGGAATTACATTACACCACCGACATATGGTTAACAGAACAAATAGCTCAAGATTTAAAATCATATAAGGAGCAAACAGGTATGATTGAATACTCAGATATGATTTCCAAGTTTGTCGAGGAGGACAAGTGTCCACCACTACACTCCGTTTTCCTCGATGAAGCCCAAGATCTGAGTCCTCTGCAATGGGACATGTTCTTTTACATAGAGAGTAAGTGTGCTCGTTCTTACATTGCAGGGGATGATGATCAAACAATATATTCTTTCCAAGGGGCTTCACCAAAAATATTTATAAATTTAAAAGGGGAGTTTGATCCACAGATACAGTCACGTAGAGTACCTAAAAGTATCCATAAGTTAGCAACTAGTTTATTTCCACACATGAATCATCGTTTAGAGAAAGAATGGAAGCCAACAGATCGTGAGGGATCTGTAGAATTAAATGCAAGATTTTCTGAGCTTTCATTACATAAAGATCATTGGATGATCTTGACTCGAACAAATAAAATGTTAGAAGCTTTACGTGATTATTTATACAGAATGAGTTACAGATTTGAAGCTAAAGCACAAGAACTACTACCTCCTAAAATGTTAAATGCATTTAGAGTTTGGACACGTCTAAACCAAGGTGCCTTTGTAAATAAAGAAGATGTAAAAGATTTATGGGATTACATGACTGTGAAAGATGGTCATCTAACTAGAGGTTTTGCTGGTGGTAAGACACTAGAAAGTATCACATCAATAAATTTAGAGGGACTAAAAGCTAACCACGGGTTGCGAGCGGCGGGGGGTTGGGAGCAGTTAAACTTTCCAGAGTCCAGTAAGTTATATATAAAAAAATTATTAGAGTCAGGCGATAATTTAATGAAACCTGCAAGGATAAGATTATCTACAATACATGGTATGAAAGGTGAAGAAGCTGAAAACGTAGTTTTGTTTACAGACATAGAAAAAATTATTTATGATTCAGCAAGAAGAGATCCTGATCCTGAGCATCGTTTATTCTTTGTAGGTATAACAAGAGCAAAAGAAAACTTATTCGTGTGTAGTCAACATTACGAGTATCAATATAATATAGGAGCACCAATAATATGACAAATAAAGAAGATCTAGAAAGAGCATTTCCACAATCAAGACAGGTAGGAGGTTCACACTATAAATCGTTTCACATACAGCCGTACGAGTTTATTTCTAAAAATAATCTTTCGTTCTTCCAAGGCTGTGTTGTGAAATATGTATGTAGATATTTATCTAAAAATAAGATAGAAGATTTAGAGAAAATAATTCATTATTGTGAATTAGAAATTCTAAAGTTAAGAGATACCAAAAAGAAATAATGTTTACAGTGCAAACAGAGTGGGATTGTCCAGAAGAGTTTCCTGATTTATCGGGCGCAAAATATATAGCGATTGACTTGGAAACAAAAGATCTTGATTTAAAATCAAGAGGATCTGGTGCAATACAAGGAAGAGGTGAGATAGTTGGCATAGCTGTGGCTGTAGATGGTTGGTCTGGTTATTATCCAATAGCACACGAAGGTGGTGGTAATTTAGATAGAAGAATAGTTTTAGAATGGTTTAAAAAAGTTTGTGCAACAGATTCTTACAAGATATTTCACAACGCAATGTATGATGTATGCTGGATTAAAGCGTATGGTATACAAATTAACGGACACATTATGGATACCATGTTAATGGCATCTTTGATTGATGAGAATAGACTTTGGTATACATTGAACAGTATATCTTATGATTATTTAAGAGAAGTAAAAGATGAGAAAACTTTACAACAGGCTGCAGAGTCATGGGGCATAGATCCTAAATCTGAATTGTATAAATTACCTGCAATGTATGTTGGAAATTATGCAGAGCAAGATGCAAAACTTACATTAGAATTATTTAAAGCTTTATCTAGAGAAATACAAAAGAAAAACTTAGTAGAAATATTTGATTTGGAAACACAGTTATTTCCGTGTTTGATTGATATGAAATTTAAAGGCGTGTGTGTGGATATCGAACGTGCTCATAAATTGAAGCAAGAGTTATCACAACAGGAAGAGTTACTCCTATCAGAAGTAAAAAAGCAAACAGGAATAGATGTTCAAATATGGGCAGCAAGATCAATCGCCAAAGTTTTCGACAAGCTGTCTTTAAAATACGATAGAACCGAGAAAACAAACTCACCTTCATTTACAAAAAATTTCCTTTCCACACATAATAATCCTGTAGTTCAAAGTATAGCAAAGGCTAGAGAAATAAACAAGGCACATACAACTTTCATAGATACGATATTAAAGCATCAACATAGAGGCAGAATACACGCAGATATAAACCCTATAAGATCTGATCAAGGTGGTACAGTTACTGGTAGGTTTAGTTATTCTAATCCAAACTTACAACAGATTCCTGCAAGAAATAAAGATCTAGGTCCTATGATTAGATCTTTATTTATACCAGAAAAAAATCACAAGTGGGGTTGTTTTGATTATTCTCAACAAGAGCCAAGATTAGTTGTGCATTACGCAGCGACAACAGAGCCAATATGTTTTGATCCATCTGTAAAAAACATTGTAGAAAAATTTAATGAAGACACTGTGGATTTCCACCAAACTGTAGCTGACATGGCTAACATATCTAGAACACAAGCTAAGACAATTAATTTAGGTCTTTTCTATGGTATGGGTAAAAACAAATTACAAGCAGAATTAGGATTAAGTAAAAAAGAAGAGGCTGAGGATTTGTTTAATCAATATCATGAGAACGTACCTTTTGTTAGGGATTTGATGAATTACACTTCAAGACATGCACAATCCTCTGGATCAATAGGAACTTTGTTAGGTCGTAGATGTAGATTTACTAAATGGGAACCAAACAGATTTGGTATGCATAAACCTATGGATTATGTTGAAGCAGAAAGAACTTATGGTAGAGGACAAATACGTAGAGCTTTTACCTACAAAGCTTTAAATAAATTAATTCAAGGATCAGCAGCTGACATGACGAAAAAAGCTATGCTCGATTTATATAAAGAGGGTATTATACCTCATATACAAATACATGACGAATTAGATATATCTGTCAAAGACGACCAAGAGGCAAAAAGAATAATTGAAATTATGGAAAATGCTGTTAGTCTTGCTGTTCCCAATAAGGTTGATTATGAATTTGGAGAATCTTGGGGTGATATTTATGGATAATTATGGCTTATTTAAACGCAAACATACCTGTAGAATATGCTCAAATAAGGAGAGAATATTTATATGATCTTAAAAGTCATCATGGCGAAGTTGAAGACTGTATTATTTTCGGCATTAGTTCAATCACTGGTAAATCGCTTTTGTTCCATGCGATTATGGAAAACGGTGCGATCTTTTATAGACTCCCAATTACAGCGTTTATACAACGCGGTTTTAAACCTGCCGATGTACCTAGGCGTAGACTGGACGAGCTTCAGCTTTGGAATTGTTTCAGTTATTATCCTTCTGTTCATTCTTGGGATATTTTAGAAGCACAAGCTGGTAAATACATAGGAAAAGACAAGAAATGGCATCACGGTAAATATCTATTTACAGTTGACTTTGCTCACCCAGAGCCTAATATACTGGATACGGACCATTCGGAGATACCGCACGAGCACAAATGTGCTCACATCATAGCCCTAGATGATGGGAACTATGCAGCACAACCAAACAATAGATGTATCTGGGATATACCTTCTTTTACAGTAAAGAATAATACTCCGGATTGGAAAGTGCAAACATCTGAGTGGAACGTAGAAAACACAAGTAAATGGAAGACAGCTGATACAGATGACTTCTTTTACGAAATTGAGGAGAAAAAACATGATTGAGAAAATTAAAAAAGCTTGGAAAAAAATTACAGGTTGGATTGTAGCTCAATACAATAAGTTTTTACCAAAGTAATTTATGGCCCTAAAAATTTCTGAATCCGCAGCTGTGCAAATGCCGATGAAGACGGTTGCTAGTTTGATCGCGATGATTGCGGTTGGAACATGGGCTTATTTTGGCATTCACGAAAAACTAAATCAACATTCTACAAAGATAGAGTTGATAACAAAAGATTTAGAGGCTAACTCAGAGTTTAGAATAAAGTATCCAAGAGGTGAGTTAGGTCAATCAGCTGGAGAGGCAGAACTTTTTATGATTGTAGAACACGTCAGTGGTTTACTAGAGGATGTTGAAGAAGAGATTAAAGGTATGAGAAACAATGCCGTTAACATAGAGTTTTTAAAGAAAAGAACTGAGAAGCTAACTGAAGATGTAGAGAAGTTAATTAGAAACGGAAGCGGAAAACATCAATGAAGAAAAAAAATAAATTATCTAGATTTGAATGGGTTAAAAAAAACATAGTTATTGTGCCCGTAGTAGCAGCAATACTAGCCGGAACATTTACATCGGTTAGATATGTGTTAAGTTTGACTGATACTATTGAAGCAAATAAACAAACATTGGTAAATCTTAAAAGAGATTTAGCAGTAGCAGAAGATAAGTTGACCGAAGTTTCTACAAGACTATCTGCAGCAGAAGCAACGTGGGAAATGGCAGAAAATTTATATAGACAATTAGCAGATCAAGTTAGGGAGCACGCATATGATATTAAGGATCTTAATCGCTAGTATTTTAGTAGGAATTATTGCTACTGTAAATGCAGAAGCACGTAATGAATATTTAAATGATGGCACGAACTCTTGTGATCAAGGCAGCTGGGAAGCTTATTCAGAAGTAAGACAACAAGAATATAAGACAGGAACAAATGATGAAAGCCAACAACAAGTGTTAGGTTTTAGATGGAGAAAATCTATTGGTCCTGTGTGTGATGAAGAGTTTGCAAACGAGCAAAGAAAAAAACAAAAAATAAAAACACAATTAGAACTTGTAAAAGAATGTAAAAGGGTGCCTAGAATTAGCCCACCACCTCCACAGTTTGCAGAGTTAATTAATATGTGTGCAGAATTAGGTCTTGTATCTACGCAGTCTTATGGTGAGAGAGACTTTGATCCAAAAGTGAGCTACTGGACAGTATTAAAAGAACAGTATATGAAGGAAAACCCTGATATAATAACATTGGATAATTATAAAAAATGATAGAAACTGTATTCGCACTTATCTTAACTTTAAACGGAAACATGATAGAGCATGTATATAAACCGAACCTCAGCGATTGTTTAAAATCCAAGCGTATCGCGCAGAACGAGGTCAATCCTGAAAGAGTTGTGTTCTCTTGTAAAAAAGTAGAGGCTCAAACAGAGATATACATGGATCGAAAAAAAATAATTAAAATATTAAAATAATGGAAATAATTTGTTACGTATTTGTAATACTGTGGATTATGGGAATATCTGAATAATGGAACCTTTTATACCAATAAATACTATTATAGCTTTTATATTGCTTTGTGTTGTAATATATGTAGGCTTGAAAGATAACGATAAATTATGAAACTTACAGCTAACATAACTCTTGATGAGTTAACTAAGTCTCAAACTGCGGAACGTAAAGGTATTAATAATAATCCTAATCCACAGCAAATAGAGAATCTTAAAGCATTGGCTACAAACATATTGCAGCCGGTAAGATCTCATTTTGACAAACCCTTAATTATATCATCAGGATTCCGTTGTGCCCAGCTTTGTGTAGAGATTGGTAGCAGTGTGAACAGTCAACATGTGGCAGACAACAGTGCAGCTGCAGCAGACTTTGAGATACCTGGTGTAGATAATAGAGAGCTAGCTCTTTGGATTAAAAATGAGTTAGAATTTGACCAGCTCATCTTAGAGTTTTACCGTGATAACGAACCTACCTCGGGCTGGATACATTGTAGTTATTCAACAGATCACAATAGAAATCAATCATTACGAGCACAAAGAGTTGATGGTAAGGTGTCATACACACCTTGGTTAGAGTAATGAAAGGCGTAAGAATAGGTTATATTGATACCGTTCATGGTATTTGTCCACACTGTAAAGAAGATACTTTATTAGTTGCTATTGTAAGTGACTTTTATAAATGTACAATATGTGGTGAAGAAACAAAACAGTACGTAAATGGATCTATTAAGTATTTAAAACTTGATGAAAACGATCATGACTTTATCCAAAGACAAAAAGATTTAGACAAAAAAGATGGCTAAAAAAGGTAATTTTTTAAACAAAGTTATTCATGAACCCATACATCACAAAACTTCGATTGGACGCAGACCAAGTCTACAGAAAATGAACAAACACCGTAGACGTAATTTTAAGTTATACAAAGGCCAGGGGCGGTAGTGTTTGAAAAAGTTACAATCATAACATTGTTATATTTAACAACCTTTGGAGATCTTAAAATGGAATCTTTTGAGATAGTATCAAAACAAACCTGTGAGTCTTGGTACACACAAAACGTAAGAATTACACAAACTAAACAAAGAAAATTATTTAGTAATCATTATTATCACGAATACAAAGGTAAACAAGTTATTGGTTATGTTTGTAGTGATGAACCACCACAATAGTTTAGAATAGTTCTAAACTGAACCAAAAATTTTACATTTAAATTGAACTGTAATCTTGCTTCTATTAACTTCTTGAGGACCCAACTCACGCATTAAACCTATAGCATTAAGATAACCTGCGGTTGCACAGTCAAAATGGGTTGAATATTGCCCAGCTGTCATCTCATTCATGCAAGACATGTGAATCGTTGAACACACCTGCATTATCAGTAAAAATTTCATTTGACCTCTTGTATATTTTGAGTTAATGTCCTATATTGAAAACAATATAACTAATAAAAGAAAGGTTATCAGATAATGACTGACTTTAGCAAGTACAAAAACATAACGGTCGATAATGACACGTATGCAACAATAACCAAACTTCAAACTAAACTTGCACCCGATGTAAAACTTAGTAGAAGTCAAGTGGTTAAAACTTTAGTAAATGAGAAAGCGAGAAAATTAAATGGCAGACTTAGCAAATAGCGGTGTATTTATAGAACATAAAATAACACCGGAGCAAAAACTTTGGAAGGCTGTGTTATCACAGGGAGTTTATGAAGCATGCTCTAAAAAAGCACAAGCTCTGCCTTTAACTTTTGGTGAAATGAGATCAGCTCTTGAGTGGGTTGACTTATCAAACAGAGACTTTGTTCAAGTATGTATCTTTGCGGGCTATGATCCTGCTTATATATTTAGAAAGGCAAAGAACTTAGTACAAAAGGTAAATAATGCGTAAGATATGTGATGCATGTATGGGTAATGGATACAGAAGAATCTGGAAAGACCAGCATGAAAAAGAAAAAATAACAATACAATGTGCAGTGTGTGAATCTGCAGGAGAGGTAGAAGATGAAGATTTTAGCTATGATTATAGTGGTCTTGACATTAACAAGCTGCAGTAAATCAGAGATCAAAGACTGGAGATGGGATCCAGTAAATGGATTAATTAGAATAACTTTTGGGCAGGTAAAATGACAATAATGAGCCACAAAGATTGTGAAGAATGGGCAGCAATGATTGCTCAAATGCAAGATGATCCTAGTTATCATCCCAAGTATAATAAGAAAGGAGTACGGCCAGTGAATAATGATAAAGGACCAAATGATCTAGAAGAGCAGATTCGTGTGTTAGAATTTAGGAACGCGAAGCTGCATCAGCACAACGAAAAGATAGAAAGAGAGATAATAGAGTTGAGAAACAAAATAAAAGAGTTAGAACAAATACAAGTAGATCAATTTAGAAACAAAGGAGAAATGTAATATGCCAAAAGAAGATATACCAATACAGATATTTAACTGGGGACCTTGTGTTGTGAAATGCAAGATTAAACCCGAATATGGAAAGCTGTTGTTAGATGAAGCAGAAAAAAACAAAGATGATTTTAGAACTAGATTAGCAGGACAGATAGAAAAAGAAACAGGATATAGTGATGAATCTAAAAACAAAATTATACCTATACTGTCTCAATATTTAGGTGTGTATGATCAAGCATATCAACAATGGACACAAAAAGCTTTTGAGAAGAAACCTGAATATATTATGTCTTCTCTTTGGATAAACTATCAGAAAGCTAACGAGTTTAACCCACCGCATGATCACGATGGTAAGTTGTCTTTTGTAATCTATTTGAAGATACCTGAAGAACTTAAAAAAGAAAACGCAGAGTATAAAGGTAAAAGCTGTGGACCAGGAGGTATACAATTTATTTATGGTAATGGACCAAGAGAGTGTATTACCTACATGTCATACTTTCCAGACGAGTTAGATATGTTTATTTTTCCTGCGTGGTTGAAACATTGGGTAAGCCCTTACAAATCAGATTGCACAAGAATATCTGTATCGGGAAACATACATGACTCTGCACCTTTGAATAATATTATAAACTTTGCACCTGAATACATAAAAGATAGAGATAAAAGGAAAAAGAAATAATGCGTTATACTTATAAAGTTAGAGAGTTGACTCAAAGTGAACAAGATAAAAAAGATAACGTTGTAGATCTAGGAGAAGCAAAGAGTATGTACGCCATGTCTTTTAAAAAATTAAAAGGACAATTAGATCACAAGAAAGAATACTTTGTGGAATACACAAACAAGCATAAAAATTTTATATCAACCATAACAAGAGGAAAGGAACCTAAATGATGAGAAAAGGAGATAGTTATAGAGTTTGCCCAAACTACGAAAGATTCTGGGTAAGAGACACTAAGAATGGTCATCGTATTATTATACTACACAAAGACGGCAGTAGAGATGACATAGATTTAAGATGGCCTGATAGAACTAGAAATAGAAATGGCAGAATCGTTGAAAAGAGATGATGTCATTTACATGGCTGGTTTGTTTGATGGTGAAGGCTGCGTTACATATAAAAAGTATTGGGATCGTAAAAGAAAAGATAGGCCAAGAAAATATTTATGCTGGCGTATACAAATGGAAATCGTAATGACAGATAAAAAAACAATACAATGGTGCGCTGACAAGTTTGGTGGTAAAGTATACGAGAAACCTAGAAAAGGACACAAGATGCAGTATAGATGGAGAAAAGGATTTAAAAATGCAAATGAGGTGGCAAAATTTATTGCACCTTTTTCCGTGACAAAACAAGAAAAGCTGTTAGAAATAGTAAATCATTATGTCAATCAAACGTAAAATAAAATTTAAGAAAGAAACAAAAAAATTTACACCATGGGTAAATGAAAACGAAGAGCTTTGTGAAGATTTAGCAAAGTCTTTTAAAGGTGAGAAAGATAGACCTAGATACGAAGAGCAGTCTGAAGAGGAATATCTAAGACACTGTGAGAGATTCTTTAAAGGCTGGAACGATGACAATAAAATATAAAAATATTTGTGGTAAAGATTTTGAAACAAAACCTGCTGCATATAAACATTTTAGAACTATTCTAAACTATACTGGTAATGATCACATTATAGAATTGTGTAGAGAGGGCATTATAAAACTTGGAGAGAACACTAAATTAAAGAACTCACAGGTACAAGATTTGTTTAATCGATTCTTTGTAGATCATGACTGGATGAAAAGAAAGACTAAAGGCCGACCCATTAGAAACTATGTATTAATTAGAGATGACTATGGTGGTTATTGTCTAGGCTTTCAGTTTGAAGATGACTCGTATGAAAGTATCACAGCTAAACAGATGCTGACTTGCTTTGGTAAGGGCACTATATCTGATGATGCAAGATTCTTAAGTGCCATGAGATACGAAGTTAAATACCAGTCTGAAGAATTTAGAAGGATTAATGACCATAGTACGTTGGAGTGTTACGATTGCATGGCTCCCAGAGAAATAGGCCTTCAAGTGGACCACATGATACCTTTTAAACAAATTCTAGCTGACTTTTTAAAATTACACGATAAAGAGGAGATAAAGAAAAGAATGTCTAAAGCTGAAGAACAATTCTATTGGCGACTAGATGAGAGAGATAGAAAGCTGTGGTGTGATTACCATAAAAGTCGTGCGGTGTTTCAGTTTCTCTGTAGGGATTGTCATAGAGCTAAGACTACAAGTGAAATAAAAATAAAGGTGCACTAATGAAATGGAATAAAAAATTTGTATACCCGAAGTCTATCCGGTCTCTAAAAGATGGACACCGACACTACGAAGTGGGTGACGAGAAGCTACCGTCTGTAACGACCATTCTGGGTCAAACACAGAGCGACGAGAAGCGAGAGTCTTTGGCTAAGTGGATTAAAAAGAAAGGCAAGAATGAGGCAGATCGTGTCAAAAATGAGGCAGCTGCAAGAGGGTCTGCAATGCATAGTATTATCGAACATCACGTCAACGGAAACAACATCCTAGACATGACAGAGACGGGTCAGGGAGCGCATCGAATGGCTGCTGTGATCATCGACAAGGGTTTTAGAGATCTTAATGAAATCTGGGGCTCTGAGGTGGTTTTATCTTACCCAGGATTGTATGCAGGACAAACAGATCTAGTTGGTGTGTATCAAGGAAGGGACAGTATCATTGACTTTAAACAGTCAAATAAACCAAAGCGAGAAGAGTGGATAGAAGATTATTACTATCAAGGTGTTGCTTATGCTACAGCGCATGATTGTATTTATGGTACAAGAATAGAACAATGCGTGATCATGATGTGTACACCAGATTTATATTATCAACAGTTCGTATTGAATGGGGCAAGATTTAGGCAATACAAATGGCTATGGCTATGGAGGTTGAGTGAGTATTACAAAAACCTCAGTTAAACCTTTATTTGGTTTCCCTGTATATCACAGTAATATTAGTAAGAATAAATACGATAAGAGAAAGATACTAAAACCCATTTTGGACAATTTTAAGAAGTCTGAATTAAGAGATAGTTGGAGTGCCGATGGTTTCCATAATAGTAAGATGCATCACTCTCACAGTGATAACTATAATGATGAGTTTAAGAAACCTGATTATAGCTCTTTGATTCCTATCTATAAAAAAGAGATAGAGAAGTATTTTAAGTCCATGCATACGAAACCTTTTAAGTTTGAATTTAAAATAGTGAACTATACCTGCATGACTCAAGGTCATTATATGGCGAGTCATATCCATACGAACTGTGATTTCTCTGCTGTGCACTATCTCAAGTTTAAAGATGAACCTACTGTGTTTCGCAACACGAATGATTACTCTAAATTTTCGAGCACTGTTTATCCTAAAATTGGAAAGACTTTTCTGGCTGCTTCGATAGAGAACTCCTGGGCTTTTGAATATTATAAAATAAACACGAAAGAGGATGATCTAGTAATCTTCCCCGCGATGCTTGAACACGCCGTGCCTGAGATTAAGAGCGGAGGCACTCGTGTAACGATTGTATTTAACATAAGGATAGTATGAATATTATAAAACAAAAATGTAGAGAAGCTGATATTCTGGCTGCTCGTTTCTACAAATTAGCAGAGGGAGACAGGGAGCAAGCGGCGAGGGACTGGTATAATAAGGTCAAA